GTCGAGAACGCCCACCGCGTATCATTCGGTGTCCATATTCGACCCAACGTGCGACGTGAGCGGTGAGCTTGCTGGGGCCAACGATTGCGGAGATAGCCCCCTGCTCATCCTTCGTGGTGCGAACAATGATGTCAGCCTTGAGTGCCCCAGCAGGGAGATACCCACCCGGTTCATCTTTGACAGGGGCGCGTTCCTCTACCGCAGCTTTTTCAATGAGTCCGCCCGCTCTGAGAGCTTTACGGATGCAGAGGTCGGCTTGTTTCGTTGTGAGAGCATTCAGTTTAAGTTGCAACTCTTTTAGTCCCTCAACCTCGATACTGATTCCATCTGGCATTATTTCTTCTTATTGAGGTTGGGAAACATCATGCGGATACCATTTGCGACGGCTTCGAGGCGTTTCTTTGTCATGTGTGGTCGCTTTGGTTTAGTGTCATTAGTCTTATGCCATTCACTAGGCATAAAATCTTGTGGCTTGGTGGGCTTCTCACATGATCTAAAGCCCGTATTAGCAATCCAGCTTGTTAGTTGAGCAAGCATGAACTCATTAGCGACCGTATCGACTTGTTTTCGCTTTAACAAGGCATCGAATTGACGTGGTGTTAGTGCATAAAAGTCTTTATTGGATAGATGGAGGTCATATCTCGCGACAGACCAGAAGTGCAGCCACAGAGCTTCTGAGCTTAGCTCTAACCCTGTGGCTCTTGTTTTGGGTCACTCGGCTCTGGCTCAGCAAGTGACTCACTGTAAGCCTTTGCAATACCCTCAAATATGCTGCCTAGATTTCTGAATGTCACGAGCTTGGCAACTTCTTCTGGTGTAATGGATGGCTTGTATGTGATGAGTGCAGCATAGAGCAGTGGCACAACACGATCTGCGTCCATGTTGCTCAGGTCGAGCGCGTGCAACAGATTGCAGGCGATACCAGCTTGCCGGAGCTTTGCAGCGGCGACTGCGAGAGCACCAAAAGTAAAGCAGAGATGGTACTCAACTCCACCCAGAGTAATGACTATTTTAGGTAGGGTTGGATCAATAGCAGGATTCTTGGCTACTTTGGACATTTAGTTATGCCCCTTCGGTTACAGTCCAGGCACCGTCGATTTCAAGAGTAAAGGTGTAGTCGGGCTGCTTGTTCAGATCCAGGTCGAAACCACCTGCCTCAGTGACGATTGCGCTAAACGCGATTAGATCACCAGTGGTCGTTTGCCCAGCGGCCCCGTTCACGGGGAGCTGTATCTTGAAGTCATAAAGTTGTGCGGTCGCGGCGGCTGCAACGACAGCAGCTTGCCCAGCATCATTACTGACACGGAGCGTAGTAAGCGTGACAGTGCCGTAGTCCACAAGCGTACCGAGCTTGCGCTTGACGTTCGCAAGGAAGGTGCTGGCATCGGTTACACCGACCTTGAGACCGCTAACCTTAGCGGTTGTGATTGCGCCGATCGGTGTAAATGTTTCTGTTCCTGTTGAACCGGTGACTCCGCCTATCGAGATGACGGTGCCAACGGCAGTTGCCTGTGCTTTCGTGGCGGTTTGACTCATTGGGAATTCTCCTGTGTTGCTTTTGAAGTGGTTGTTGCTTACTGCAATCCGTCGAAGACGTAGAACTCTGCCGTCGCACGATACTGAAGCAGGTCGTTATCGAAGTCGTCCTGCGGCATGAGGTACTGGATAGATGAATTTCCCGACGTATACCCAGAGAGTGCTTTGACTACCGCGTAGCGGAGACTCACAGCATCGTCGTATGTGTCGCCCCAGCAGTTGACTTCTACGCGGTATCTCTGCACACCCATATCGGACATCGTGGGGGTGTTGGAACCACCGACGAACGTATAGTCACAGCAGGGCAGTGTAGGGTCGGTGGGCAACACGAGCGGATATATCCGAGTGCCAACGATTGCTGTGACAGATGTAGCTGAGGTGAGTGCTGAGCGAAAAACTGTCTCGATCATTTATTCCGCTCCATCAAGCTCGTAACACATCAGAATGAGTTCCCGGTTGCGTTGCTTCGTGTTGAGTACAGCCTGAATTTCATAGGTGTGAACTACGCCCGTTGTTGCTTCCGTGTAGACAATGCGCTGGTTGGCAGCAACGACTACGGAAGATGTCCACCGGCATGTGATCCTGTGAGTGACCTTCGACATAAACTCAGCAGTCGAATAGAGAAGCTGTGAAGCCTGAATGTCGATGCTTGCCCACGCTGTATAGACCGTCGTCCACGTTTGCAACTCTTGGCCGAACGAGTCCTGCGTTGTTGTTTGGCTTTGAATCTGTATCCGGCGATTTAATTTGCCACTCAGCATGTCGCCGCCTTACCGATAACTAAACATGCGAATCCGCTCTGTATCGAGTAGGGCATTTACACCCAGCGGGATGTTCTTGAGGCTGAGTTCCGACACCTCTTCGCGATGCTCATACCAGTGCGAGACAAGCAGCAGGATTGCCATGACAACTGTTTGTGGGCAGTTGTTGACCTCTACGCCATCACCGAAAGAGCCAGCGACGAAAGTAATCTTGACGTTGCCCGGAACAAAATTAGGAGTCTCTGGCCAGATGTTTCCCCACGAAGGAGCAATGCGACCGGGCGTGGATGTCGTGTCCACGTTGTATGCAGTCGAAGCAAGCGTCTGCGTCTCGCCAGTTCCGTCAACGTAAGTGATGGAAGTGACGGAGACGAGGCTTGCACGCGGCATGTCAATCGTGAGCCTGTCCCAGAAGAAGAATGGGTAGTCGGAACGTGCAGCAGGGTTCAGCGTTTCCTCACCCCATGAGAGTGGGAAGAAGTCCAGCGTCCGCCTCCATGTTTGATTGAAAAAAGCGCGATGAGTATAACGCTCACAGTATTGACGCGCTGCTGTGATATAGACAGCGAACAGAGCGTCGTCATCCGTGAAGTCCACCCTGCATTGCTGCTTAGCTTGTGCAAGCGTGACCGGCTCAGCTACAGGCGGTGTTACGAGTTGTAAGGACAGGCCAGTCATATTAATTAGGCTCTGACAGCTTTCTCACGCTTTGACTTCGGCGGAGTTGGAGGAATGAATGTAGGTGAGCCAGTAAGTGTCCAGAGTTGAGCTTTGCCTTCGGAGATCCACTTATTAGCGATGTCATCTGCAATGTCCAATAACTCGCCGAGTAGCAGCGGACGTGGTGACAACTCGGATATAAAAGAACGTGTAATGCGAATGAGCATGATGCCTCGGTAGAGGATTAAATTGGGCAGGGCGACCCAGTATCGAGTCGCCCATTCCAAGGTTGATTAAGAGTGGGTTGCCAGCTTGAGAATCGGGTGAGTCCCGGCATCGGTCGAGGCTCCAGCAACACGGGCGTATGCCAAGAAGGCAACTTCCAGAGAATCAGCGAACCGCTCGTCCAGACGACGGATGCTCAAGTCGCCATCGGTGCGGAGCAAGTAACCCTCGTTGAAGTCACCGTACAGGATGCCCGTATTGCCAGCGACGAAGGCCGAAGGCAACTGCTGATTGAGAACAATAGGACGCCCAAACAGGTGATCTAACACACCCGAAGAAGGATTCGGAATGAAGATCGGACGGCCTAGTGTGTCCTTGAGTCCCATGATGAGAGCGCGGGATGTGGAACTCATAACCCACGAAGCATTGCCCTCGTAAGCTGGGTCGAGTGCGCTATAGACGAGGTTGAGATCGTCAAAAGCGACCGTGCCGGATACAGCAGAAGTACCGCCGAGTGTCGCACCAGTTATGATGGATGCCACATTGCTGGAGTTACCATTGGTAAGCAGGTACTCCAAACCACGGTAGTATCGCAGAGCAAACTTCTGTTTAATCCACGAACCTACATCAAACGATGCATCTTCGAGTTCCTGAAACGAAGCCTTGACCATAGTGGCCACGGTGTCCGTGTTCATAATGAAGCCAGAGAACGTCGGATCGGTGTCAGTCAGAGCCGTACCTTCGCCGCCTGTAATCGTGACGAGTGTGTTCCCTACGTCATTCGACATACCGACCTTGATTGGTGCGCCGTTGTTGTTGGTGACCTTCTTGCCGACGATGGTCACCGTGTTACCGATGAGCTTCTGGGCGTCGATGATTGTTTGATTGAAAAGCTGTGGGATAACCGCGCCTGTCGAGGTGGTGGTCAAGTCGCGTGTTTCGCCGTAGCGGACGTAGCGCTCGAAAGCCCGAACTTCGCGGTCGCTCTTCTCGCGGGTCTCAGCTTCAGACGCAGCCGGGTTGCCACGCGGAGGACGTACAGTCTCGCGGGTCTCAGCTTCATACTTTTCGAGCTTCTCAGCGGTAGCGATGTCCTGCTCTAGCTGCTCTACATCTTTGACCATGCGGTTAGCCTGGTCACGTTGCTCAGCGGTCACGGAATCGCCTAGCACGAGCTTCTGTGCGTCGGTAATCAGCTTTGTCCGCTGTTCTTTCATTTGGTTGATAGTCATTAGTGCTGTCCTTTGCACACGCGTGTGTGCAGTAAGCCCAGGTGGGCATTGATTGGGGAATAAATTGCGGGCGGTGCAGGACAACACTCGCCTCAGACGAATGCTTCACAGCGGCGGTCGAATCGGTTTGCGGTTGGGCGCACAGCGCGGGGCTGACCGTTACGACTGCGAACTTGGGTGTTATTTACTCTTGAGGGCCAGGAGCTTCAGGCGAATCTCCATCGTGGCTTTCCATTCGCAAGTGTCATCAGCGGACACGTCGATGTTGCGTTCGCTCCGACATGACGCACAGTTCAAGTCGTCACAGTCGGGGTTCGTGCAGTTCTCACAGTCTTCGCCATCGCTGTCTACGCAGACATCACATAGGCACTTGCAGTCGGCGTTGCGCTTCTCACGGATCTTGCTGCGAATCTCTTTCGGTGCGGAGCGGAGACTGATAGAGGTTGATGGATATGCCGGGGAGCTTGTCACGGTGATTTCAAACAGGTCTACATCCAGCAGTGTGCGGATGTAGCGTCCGTCAGAATCTTCTGACCAAACATCGCTGATGCAGACGAACCCAAACGACATCCCGGTTATGTCCCCACGTTCCACAAGAACGATGAGGTCGTTTGCTGTCGTGGTGTCCGGGAGAACACAGTCGAACTTGAGGCCGGTCGCATCTACACTCAGCGTCAATGTGTTGGAGGTCGTGCGACCAAGAACAGCGGCGGTGTCGTGCGCGTATAGACAGAGAACATCGGGGTTCTCTTGCAGCGTGCGTGTGAATGCAGTAGGTGCAACCAGCTCTGCCCAGCCACCCATGTCCACGCTGGCTGTGTTGAACACTGATGCATAGCCAGACAGAACACGTTGCCCATTGTCGTTGGTTGCAACACGCAGTTCGCGTGCTTGGATGACTCTTGTCTCATGTTTTGGAGTTTGCTTATTCATTGTGTGTCTCACTTACGGTCTGTTCAGCAGCGAACGCAGCTACATCTCGTGCGGTGTTGATGACGACGGACCTGACGGCCTTCGTGAACTCAGCCCCGGCGTTGGCGTCTACATCTGTGTCTGTGTAATCTGCTGCACGCTTGGCCATCGACCGGCAAACTGTTTCAATGTGCTTGTCAATTCCTGAGTTAGGCATCACAGAAATGCCGTTCTTACTCATGGCAGCGCCTTGTGCAGCTTCAGCAATCGAGCGCAATACTGGGCTAAATAGGCCGGAAATAGTGTCGTAATCTCGTTTATCTCTTTTGCAAAGGCGTCCGAAAGCATCCCGATAGATCACGAGGTATGCAGATGTGTACCGCGTCATCGCAGAACGCTCATCTGGTGTAGGTGCGGCGTCAGTGTCCGGTGTAGTGTCTTCATCCGGCTTAGCGTCACTGAGCAGCGGCTGATCTTGAATGCTTTCTGTATCAAGCAAACGCTCAGCGTTTTGCATGTTTACAGGAACCCAAAAAATATCCCCTGCTGGGCCAATGGGGTTCATACCAATCTCTGCACGAATGTCATTAGTAGACAGCCAGCCCCATTGTTTGCCGGCAGTGAAGCCAGCAGCTTGCGATTCAATGTCTCCGCGTAGTCTTTCGCTCACGTCGAACTCGACCACGAACCGGCCAGAGTTACGACCAGCAGTGGGAAGCAGCTTGCGTGCAATCTCCGACTCCAAGCGACTCAGATATGGACGGAGTGTGTCTGTGACGAATGTCAACGCTTGCTGCTCTGCATTTGCGTTGCTGAGCTTGCTTGTGTCGCCCACCATGTGGGGTGGGACACGGAAGATTGCGGCAATCTCGGTGCGTTGATACTGACGAATCTCTAAGAACTGTGAATCTTTATTGCTAAGGCCGATGGGAGTGTAAGTCCACTTACCCGGTAGGAATGCGGTACCACCCTGCTTGTCTCCGCCATTGGTTCGTTCCCACGACGATTTGATTGTAGCGATCTCAGGATCATCAAATTCAGAGTCGGTGGTGAGAATGCCACCGGGCTTGCTACCGTTGCCAAAAAAGCGGGCACCGGACAGCTCACTTGCTCGCGCTAACCCTATTCCTTGACGTGCAAGTTGGACTGGGGAAATTCCGCGAAGTCCGTCAAAACAGAACAGAGGGACATGCAGTATATCCGCTGAAGCGATGGTGCGAGTCTGGCCGTTGCCTTCCTTGCCATCCAATCCGTCAGAGGTCTCGTAAACTAGGTCACCGCCTGTGCCGTTAGGCAGGAGCGGTGTACGCTTCGGCTCAGTCTTCTGTGGATGTAGTGGCCACAACGCAACTGGGCGTCCGCCCTTATCTCGCTGTATCTCTGCGTAGCAGTTGCCGGTGAGTGCAAGTCCACCGACCAAGCTCTCCCAAAATGTGAACGCTGTCATTTCCGGGTTAGGAGCTACACCCAGCAAGTAAGCTAGATCATGGTTCTGATTCTCTTTACGTCCGTTGTCCGTTAGCTCATACACTCGAACTGGCAGTGATGCGACGGACTCAGACAGAACACGAACACAAGCGTAAACGGTTGCCTGTTGCAGCGACGTAGCAACGGTGACGCGCTCACCACTGACTGTAGGCTCACCCGATGCCCACGCTAGGAAGCCCGACGTGCTGAGAGGGATTGCTGGGTTGTTGAGAGGGTCGCTGGAACGACGTTCATGCCCTACGAATTTTGCTATGGTCGATCTGATTCCCATACTGGGGGCGTCCTAAATCGTGTGAGTATTCGGAAA